CGTACCGTTCGGGCTATGCAAAATAACCCTGTCGTTCACCAGCTCAATGTCGACGTTTCGCTTGCGATTTTCCGCGTCGGCGTTTTCGAGCGCGATCTTGGCCGACGCCCAATTGAAAATCGCCGGAAGTCTCATAGGGTGCCATATGTCGACGGGCGATATTCGCCCGCGGGCGCATCGGGCGCCGCTAGAATTGCCGCAAGCTTTTGATGGAACGCCGACCGCACCGTCACAAGATGCAATGTCCCGTCCGCATTAAGGTTGATACGCACGCGCGACACGTCGGGCATGGAATCCTCAGGCTTAATCATAACGTGATCGCCGTGTTCCTCTACGCTCCACCCCGCCGCGCGAAGCTTATCAAGTTGGCTCACCTCTTGCCCCCGCCAACCACGTCAAACCGAGGCGCACCCCACACGCCGGCCGTTAGGAATTCAACGTATTGCCGTATCGCGCGGCCCGCGAGCCGTACCGACACCGGATTGCCGGAGGCATAGGGACCATAGGTCACGTCGCTATCGTTGTTCCAATCCTTGGTCTTGAACGACACCCGAACGTCGCCCGAAGTGCGTTCGTCAAAGATCGCGCGGCGAACCCGCATGATGTTGTCACCATCGCCAAGCTCAGCCGGGCCACTTTCCGCGAAAGGCGTTCCTGCCCACGTAACGCCAGTTTCGTGATCATACAAAAGGCCAGCAGAGCTTGCCATTATCGGATTATTGAACGTGCCACGGTCGACGCCAACCAGGCGCGACATGGTGTGCAAAGCCCAATGGTTCTCATCGTAATTGTAGACCGCGACCATATCGCATTCGGTCGAATCTGCGGACGGATAATGCCACCATACCTCTGAAAACTCAGACACCAAGTGCGCCGTGATTTTAGACCGTTGCGTGAAATTCAGATCACCGAACACCGCGTCATACACGTCGCAATCGAGCGGCACGACACTCGCGCCGTCGAAGGCAAAAAACCCCGCTTGGCTCATCCAGAAGGCCCGACTATCGCTTGCAGCGACCGCGCCACGTGAGATGATCCCGCAATGATCGCCAACGCGGTCTATCGAATACACGTACGGCAAGCCAATGTAGCGCGCTGCAAAGGCGTCCACGTCCGTAAAAATCAACGTCAGCCCGCGCGTGGACTTTCCGCACATCAAGCGGCCATTGCTTTGCACGTTAAAATCGCCAGCTTGGTTTGTGGCGGTTGGCGTCCAGGTTGTGTAATCGCCTTGGTCACACCATTGCACTTTGCGCGGATCGCCGCCCGCGCCAAGCAGCATGACAAACGCCTCAGGCGTTACCACAAGCGCCGAATTACTTGTCGGCGCCCCGGACATAGCCGCTGCTACGGTCGGCGTCCCGATGTCAAGCGTCCACACATAAGCGCCGCCATCGTCGGACATAGCGCCAACCAGATATTGGCCGAACACATCCAGGGTCCACATGCTCGCGTCTTGCACGCTCACATTGTCGACGCGGGGCGTGCCATAGGTGCCAGCGCCATAAAGCCCAATGCCATACCCGCCACCGCTGCTCGCGTCGGCGCGACCCGCAGTGAAACCCGCCGGAGTAATGTCTGTCGGCGTCGTGAGCGAAGGCGTTAGCGCATACAGCTTCGAATGCGTGCCCACCGCGATGTAGCGGATCGAATTGTTATCCCGCCACGTCACCATAGCGCGCGGCGATCCTGTCACCGCCGCTATTGTGCGCGCCGTCGACCCGCCGATGGGCTGCATCGTGCCCTTATACCACCGAACCTCCGAGCTATCATACCAGCGGCCCTTGGTTTGGTAGAGCGTCCCCCGGCGCGACAACCCCGGCGGTAAATCAATGGTAACGAGGCTCACACTACGTCCCGTTCATAAACCACCGCCGAGCGCCGCCAATCGCTAGGCAAACGCTCGCGCCACATATTCGGCCCCACCATCAACATGCGCTTGCATGCAAGCTGCCGCGCCACGCCGCCAAGGCGTGGCAAATATTGCAGCGCGTCGTTTATGTCCGGCCCCACGATCAATATTTCGAAAGCGTCATTGCTCTTGCGCGTCACAAGAATGGCTTCCAGCGAAGCCGGGGGGCGCATCACGCCCCAAAGCAACATGGACCCGTCAAGCAAGCCATCGGCGACGGTTTCAACCGTGAACCGCCCTTTGGAATGGGCGCAAACTTTCGCCACCAATGGCAGCACCGTACGCGTGAGCAGCTCATTCTTGCGCATGTCATCGAGGGTAATCTGCCCGAATATCGTCTGCACTGGCGCTTCAGCTAGGCTCATACGAGCGACCTCGGACGGGCTATCATCGGCGATCCAGATGCGCGTTGCGTCTTGTCGTTAAGGTTGAGCGCCGCGATCGCTCCCGCGAACTCGGCGCGAAACTGGCCGCGGCGTTCGTCCTGGGTGTAGTCACATGCCAACATGAGCCCTCCCCGCAAATACACATGCGGCGCGTTTGTAACCAGCCAATCGGTATCGCCGTCCGCGCTTAAAGCCGTGAACTTCTGATACCATGCCGCAACAATCGTTCCCGCCTGCGGAGGCGACACAATCAAGCTGTCACCTTCAACCGTAGCAAGCAAAGCCGGCGCGGACCCAGCCAACCAAAGGTCTTGTTCGCGCCGAAACTGCCACGGCTCAACCATCTTGATGGGCAGCGCTCCGGTATAGGTTGGTTTCATCTCAATGAACTCAAGCCAGCCCGAATTAACCGCGCTCGAAATTGTCACCACGCCAGAGGCCGACGGCGTAAGTGTCGCCGACGATTGCATGGCACGGATACGCAATGGCTCAATCGGCTGCATGCCCGCCGTGCGGTCGCCGTAGTAAATCATCGCCCAGAGTTGGGGAAAAATGTCGTTCTTAATAATCGTGTCAGTTAGCCCGGCCTGGGTCCATGCCCAGTCAAGAATGACTGTGCGGATGCCTGCGTATGTTGAAAGGCTCATACAGCGCCACCATCATGCCTGGACTTCATCAATCGTTGCACGGCAATGTCACGTCGCAGTTCTATTTTTCGTTTCTCTGTTAAGTAGGCGACTTCTTTCCATATCGCTTCTTTGTCGCAAACGCGGGCGACACACGACGATGGTGAAATATGTATTCGCTTGCAAAAAGCTCGGCCGTCTTCATTCGCGGTTATCCAAACATGCCAGCCTTCCGGAGACGTAATGTAGGACTCATCCTCGCCCGAATCGCGAGCCGACTGCATCATCCCTTCCGCTTGCTCATGGGGCACATACCAACTCACGGTCTTAATTGGCGTTGTCACGCGCGCTAATTCCGCTTCGATCTCATCCCGCGTCATGCCGCCTGCCTTGCATTGTCATGCCAGTGTTTCGCAATCCACCCAACGTGGCCTAGCTCATGGCACTTGTGCGGACCATGGAAAAACACGATGCGCGTCGCGTCATCGATCCCCACATATTGTACGTGCCCCTTGTAGGATCGCACCGCGCCGGGGAATAGATCGTCAAGTAAATTTGTGTCGCGCGTGTTAATCCAGTTCATGTCATTTTCGCCGCGCCATTCATCGTAAAGCGTCGCCTTGCACCCTCGCGGGGCCAGCACAACGGCGTTTGTGCGCTTCCATGGCGAAGCGCCCTCGAACGGGTCGCGCGGGATCGCCGGCTTATCGGCGGTCAAGCAATATTCCGCCAGCGCATCGCAATTGCCCACCACGATTGTGTCAAGCCCGCAGAAGATTTGCGGCGTGTCCAGCCGAAACGGCTCAATGCACGCCGCGTAGGAAGGGGGCGTCGTCTTGATGCGCTCTTGTTCGATTGGCTCCGCAAATTTTCGCTTCCTGTCCGTGAAGCAAACGAACTCGAACGGAACTGTCAGGTTAGCCTTAAATCCCCGGTAGAGCTTCTCGGCCCAGCTTTCGTCATAGCAGCGCGAAAAATGCCGGGAATATTGGTTGCTATTCCACAGGCATGTGGTGACCGTCAGCACGACACCCATCCGTCATTATCGGGCGTTGCGTCATGGCCGTTGAGCACGGGCGCCGGCGTCAGCATATCGTCCAACGCGATGCCAACCTCGCCAATGATCCTATTCCAGCGGCCATTATCGCGCGATTGCTGGCGGAAGCAGCGCACGCTCTTATAGAACCACATGCTGTCATGGCCTGCCGCGTCACTGTAGCGCCATTGCGGGTGCTCATTCACCAAAGCCCAGCACGGAACGCCCAATGCGCCCGCAAGGTCAACCGTGCTATTGGTGGCCGTAATAACCAAATCCAGCGACGAAAGCAGCGCCGCTAGTTCGTCAATGTCGGCGCCCTTTTTGGTCGCCCAATGAGGATTTAGCACTTGCGGATACGCCGCTAACTCTTCTTGACGATCCTCGTATTCCAAACAGACGAACGTCACTTCAGGGTTCGACTCAATCAGGCGCGCAATCAGCTCGAATGGGATGGATCGCTTGGCGCGGCCCGTGGTCCAGGTACCGCCGGTCCAGGAGATGCCTACAATTGGCCGCGCGCTTCCCATGCTTGAAAGCCAAGCCTTAGAGGCGGCAACGCGCGCGGGGTCGGGCGAAAGAAACGCGCGGCTAGCAAACGGATGCGGCGCGAAATACTCACCCAATCCCCCCATTTCCAGATGATAGTCGGCACGCTCTTTTAGCGGCCATTCAAGGTACCCATCCAGCAACGTGCCGTAAACCTTTGCCATCGGAAACGAGCGCGCAAACAGGCCGGCATTGCGAGGATTGCACTCAATCACGCCGTCGAAGTCCTTAGGACACATCGACATAAACATGATCTCATCTCCGACGCCTTGCTCGCCGTGAATGATGACCTTGCCCGGCTTT